CCTTTTATTGGCTTTTCTGGAGTATCGAAGACAGGTAAGCCATGAGAATCAATGAATCCCTCGTAGGACCATTCCATAGGTATGAACAAACTATATAATCCTGAAGCAGTCTGTCCATTGCGGTTTCTTTTTGTAACATCTGAATTGTAATAAAGTTTTTTAAAGTTCTCTCCTCCTTTATCTAAAGCATTTGATGTTGAACCCATCATACACTTACCAATAATTTTAGATCCTAATCTAAGACACGTTTTCGTTACACGCCAGTTGTTCAATATATTATCTGGTTTTTCCCATTTGCCACTTTCGTCATGCGCTAAAAGTTTTAACTTTTCTCCATCATAACTATTGTCTCCTGTATTTTTCCAGTCAATTGTTGTATCTAATCCATCAAGCTCTTCAAGCTTTTCGTTTGCATCTAATTTCTTACGTGTAAGTTTTGATGCAGGTATTCTATAAGCTAATTCTGTTTTAGGTAAATGAAAATCCAGAACGTCTATTCTTTAAATAGCACATTCCGTAACATCTATCATCAGCTTTACAGGCTTCCCAAAATATAAAGAAAAGTCTATTAGACTCTCTAAAATCTGGAGCACCTACATCTATCTTGCTCCATTGCAAGTACATATAGTGTGTTCCTGTTATATATGTTGGTTTACCATTATTATAAAAAGCAAACCCTTCTTCTCTGTGTTGAAATTCTTGATCGATGTAATCATACCACCGTTCTTTAAATACATCTGGATATTTATTCCAATCAAATACATTTTTAATCTTAGATAACTCCTTAGGAAATTCTTCTTGTACCCAATATTGCTCTTCTTTTTTATCAGATCGCTTATAGGCTTTTTCTATTAAAGGTAATGCTATCTTAAGATTTTGAATTTCATATATTTCACCAATCTTTCCGGTACGGCTTATAACAACAACATCATGGTCCTTATTATACCCATATTCCCATTTATTATGGCGATTTTTTTGTTTTATGATATTTGGCTTAATATAATCATCAAGCACTTTATATAAAGTTTGTTCGTACATTATTTAGACCTCCCTTCTGCAAAACCTTTAAACACTTTTGTGTCTGTTTGCTTTTCAGAGTCTTCTAGCATTCTTTCTTCTTCTTGTATTCTATTTAGAATTTCAAGAGCATCAAAAATAGCTAATTTTTTAGTTGCTGCCGCATTCTTTAATCTATCCGCAGATATATCGTCTCCGCTATCTACAATCTTTTCTTCAGCAACCTTTATTAATTCCTCAACTGCTTTCTGCCCAGCTCGGATTATATTCAGTTTCGTCTCCTTTATATTCATATTTAATTACAATATCATTAGATTTCATACAATACAATCGCTGGCCATCTATTATAAACTCAAACTCACTATATGGTTTGTAGCCTACAACATCACCAGGAGTGATTCCGAGCCCGTTTAAGGACTCATTACCATATTTTAGTATTCCAATATGCTTTTGCTCTTTGGATAGCTTAAATTGGTCTTTATTTTTTATTGGCATTACAAAACAACGGTCACCATTTGATTTCCATTTATTATCTGTTTTGTATAGATAGATCTGATCAGGTGAACAAAAATATAAATCTTCTTTAAAATATGATCTACTATTCTTTTGTCTTCCCTTAATGTCGTAAAATCTTCTAAATACATTATGATGTATAACAACAATATCTCCTATTTTTATATCCGTTTCGCTAAATAACGGTACTGATACCACTTCAGCTAATTTATTTACAGACTTAAAAGTTTCGATTCTTGTGTTTGTTATTAGCTTTTTACCATCAACATCAACTTCATTATTGTATCTAGATCCTACAGGTTTAATTATAAAATCAAATACAGCTGTCATATTCATTAGTATTCTAAATCATATTCAACTGATATTGCCATATTGCAATTAAACTTTTTCCACGGCATTACTTCATCTTCTTTTTTAATATAGATGTTATAGGAGTTATCAGTGGTATCTAATAATATATAAGAGATGCGATGCCCTCCGTAAACCTCTTGGCCTACGGAGTAATGCATTGCATCGTCTTTATAATTAGTTCCTATACTTATTTTTCTAACTACTGAATCCATTATGCTTCAACTACAGCTTCTGGCTCAATCTCAGTGTATGAACCATCGGTTAAATTAATATTAATTGCACCGTATTCTTCCTGAAGTTTGTTTTTGGTTTCTTCAATAAGATTATTAAGATCAGCTATTTGATGTAACAACATGTGTTTTTGTGATTCTACCATACCTATATTTACTAATATAGTATTAAGATCTTTTTGCTGATTTGTAATAGTTTCTAATTGTTCTGTTGTAATTTGTCTTACTACTTCCATTTTATTTAATTTAATTGTTAATATTAGTAGCAACGTCATGGAATCGAACCAAGTTATGCGGGCTTATGAGACCCGTGAGATACCTTACCTCCCACCTGCTATTTAAACCCGCCGGTTATTGACGGGTTATTTATTATCTATTATTTCTATATGCTCTAGCAACATTAGCTGGAACATCACTTTCAAGTTGCCCTACTCTAGTATATACGTCTTTATTTTTTGGATTATTTAAGACTCCGCCGCTTGAAACCTCTCTCCCCCGCATTACGGTTGGTAGCTTTTCTTTTTTTCTTGTTACATTAGCAGCTTCATTACCTATTCTGCCTGCTTCTCTTTTAGCTATTCCAACTAACATTGCTCCTTTTGCAGCAGCACTACTATCTGACTTTGCCATTGCTTCTGCAGCAACTCTTCTTGAATTTTCAGAAAAAATGCTATTAATTTTTTCGCCAGCTTCCTCTTTTGTCATATTACTTTTAGGATCTGTTTTTTTCTTAGGATCTGTTTGCTTCATTGGCGAGCAAGACATTAATGTTGGGGGGATTCCATTACCGGTTTTAGGCATGTTTCCTCTGCCTGGTTTCATTTTAAAAGGACTGTTCATTTTTTTTTGTTTTAATTGTTTAGTTTATTTTTTTTCTTTTATATATTAACAGATCTGAAGCTGGAGAAACAACATTTTCAACAAGTGTATTTTCATCCATAACAATCATTTTTCCAACAGCTTTCCAATTGTTTTCTTTATAATACGTTTCCATATATAAAGCGTCTCCGTGAAATTTGTAACTGATTACATCTATTTGTCTATTGTTTTCTTTTATAACAATTGTTATTTTAAATTCTTCTTTGTTGATGGTTTTAAATTCAACAATGTGAAATTCTGTTTCCCAAGTGCCTTCTAAAAACTTTTTATTTATTTTTTGAGAATAAGAAACAAAAGAAGCAAATAATAATACTAGCAATAATAATACTTTTTTCATAATAAATTAAATTTAAGTTATAATATTATTATTACGTAAGTTTATTGCTTTTTATAAGCTTCCATTTCCCAAGGTAGTTTTTTAGAACCTTCTTTCATTTTAGATCTAGAATATGTTTTTCCTTTCCAGAAAACATTCTTTTCATCATAGCCTAAATCACCCCGTTTCATTTGATCAATGTGGATAAGCTCATGCTCAACCGTCTTATTCTTTTTTAATTCTAATGGGGATACATTCTTGTTTACCAATATAGTGCCATTAGATTGCGCCATGCCTAAAATATTGTCATCCATATCCTTACTGTATATTGGCGTATTCTGCACATTGTAAGGAGGCCCTGACATTTTAAATCCCATAGGCTTATTTATTTTTTCTTTTTGTTTTTCATTGCGGCTTGGGCATTCATTGCATAATGCTTTCTAGCAGATGCTGAAAGTTTAGGATTGCTAGCTTCTTTAATATCATAAGCAGTTTTTTTGCTTACCATTTTTTTCTTTTGCATAGCTGGCGTTGCAGCCGCTGGAGCGGGTGTTGGTTTTGCAGGAGCAGGCGCTGGTTTTTTAGGCGCAGTTGCTGCTTTTTTTGCTGCTAATTTAGCTTTCATCCCTGATGACATTGCAGATTTAGCTTTATTTATTACTTCTTGTGCTGGATTTCTCATTGTAATTATTTGTTAATTATTTATCTTGTTGTTTTGTTTTATCTTCAAAGTGACTGTATATTCTAATCGCAGTATAACCAATAGAAAGTATAAGAAGAATTATTTTTAAAGCTGGTTCTAAATTTGTCATTGACAAAGATAGTGCTACCGCGTTTAATCCGTATAGTTTAATATCAGTTGCGTCC